ATCCACTAAATCCACTAAATCCACTAAATCCTTAGAGAGAGTACGCGCGCGCAAAACCGAACAGCCACGAGCGGGATCCGAAGCCGAGTTCAACCAACGTGTCGACAGGCTCCTCGCCCTCACACCCGACGAGACCCATCTCGCGCTCGCCGCCCGGTACGGGCTCGACGCGGATCTGGAACTCGAGAAGTTCGTCGACCGCTGCCGTGCCGAGGGCAAACCGCCCGCGGACCCCGCGGCCGCGTTCCGCAACTGGCTGCGGCGCGCCCCCGAACTCGGCATCGGCGGCAACGGGACGAACGCGACCGCAGCGCTCGCCGGCATCGGTTCCGGCATTTCGGAGCCGGTGGACGGGGACGTGGAGCTGCGGCGCAGGGCGCGCAAGCTGCTGGAGTCGTCGAGGCCGATAGCGCGTCGGATTCCGGAGCGCGCGGCCCGGTTGGATCTGGTGCCGGGCGTGGCCCGTCTGCTGGACCGGGGCATGAGCCCGGTCGACATCGTGAATCTCATCGCGTCGGGCGACTCGCAGGAGCTGGCCGACGCGGGAATCGAACTGGACGATCTGGAGGCGATCGCATGAACAACAACAACATCAAGCAAACCCCTGAAATCACGCCGTCGAGGCAGGACGCGCTCCTGTGGCTGGACATCGAGACCACGGGTCTCGACCCGGACGCGGGTGTCCTCGAGGTGGGGATGCGCTGCACGAGCATGGACGCGGGCTCGGAACTGTCCGAGGGCGTGTGGCTGGTGCGCCCCTCGGAGTTGAGCGTGTACGACTTCGACGCGAGGACGCTGGCGATGCATACCGGCAACGGGCTGCTGCGCGAGGTCATGTGCTCGAGTCCGGACGTCACGGGCCCGGATGTCGTCGCCCGGGATCTCGAGGAGTTCGTGGCCGGTCTCGCCCGCGAGTACGTGCTGCATCCGGCCGGGTCGAACGTGCAGCATTTCGACCTGCCGGTCCTACGCGGATTCCTCGAGGCCGAGACCGGTTCCGTCATGGACTGGATGGACGAGTTCCTGTCCTACCGCGCGTTGGACGTGACCGCGCTGCGTCTCGCGCTCACGGCCGTGGGCGAGGATCCGTACGCGCATCGTGAGGGCAAGTCGCATCGCGTCATGGACTGCATCGACGGGGACGTCGCGTTCTACCGGCGGTTCATCCGGGAGCATCTCGCATGAGCGACAATCCCACCGACCAGACGCGTCGTCTCACCGCGATGCGCGACCACTACGAGTGCGTGCGCTGCGGCAACGAACTCGACCAGATCTGGGGCGGCCACAGCCTGCATCACCGGATCCCGCGCAGTCACCCGTTCCCGGGATTGCACGAGCCCGCGAACCTGATCCACCTATGCGGCTCCGGCACCACCGGCTGCCACGGCTGGGTCCACAACCACCCCCTCAGATCCTACGAAAACGGCTGGCTCGTCCACATGGACCAGGACCCCACGCTCATCCCCGTATGGAGCGCCCGCCACGGCTGGATCCTCCTCGACAACCAAGGCCACTACCACCTATGCGACCGTGACGGCAACCCCAGAACCACATTCACCTACCGAAAGCTCTACCGATGACCGAATTCCTCAAACACCAATGGGTAGCGTTATTGGTCACCCTTCTCTGGATCGGGTTCACGATCTACCACATCACCGCCGACAACACGACCGAGGCCGTATTCTCCGCCATCGTCGCCACGGTCGCGCTCACCACCGCCATCCACGTCCATCTCCTGACCCTCATGCAAACCGACTACGAAGACCTCGCCAACCGACACATGAACGCACTCGCCGAAAGCCTCCTCCTCGAACCCCTCCAACACGGCCTCCAACAGGACGGCGACAAAGCCCTCATCACCCTCCACCAACACGACGACCACAACAGAACCTACCAGGTCGAATACATCCCCAACGACATCAACGAGAACATCCAATGAGCAAACCACCATACACCATCGACCAGTTCGAACGCGCCTGCGAAGCCCTCGACACCACCTACCAACTCGACACCGCCATCCGCAACACCATCATCGACCGAGTACTCACCGCAGCGCTCGCCGACGAGGAGGGAGCACAATGACCACCCAACCCGCCACCAGAGACGCGATCGTCATCGCACTCAGCAAACTCGACACCGGAACCAACGACGACGCGTTCACGATCCCCATCCAGCAGATGTCCGCGCTCGCCGACCTGCTGGAGCCGGAGTTCCGTCGGCTCATGGCCCTCGCGTGGTTCGTCGGCTGTGATCAGGGCATCAAATGGGCGCAGGGCAAGGCCGACAGGCCGTTGAGGAACCCGTACATGGACAAGGAGACGAAATGAGCATCATCACCAGAGAGGCCGAACTCAAATACCCGGACACGATCCCCGGCATGGACCCCACGCCACTGCGCAGCGGCTACGTTGACGGCGCGGACAGGGAGTGGACGGACATCGAAATCATGGCCGCTGCGGAGACGGCGGTCAACACGTGGAAGCTGCTCAGCCGGAATGCCGAACGCATTCGCCCGGCTGATGGTGAGAGCGTCGAACTGGGTATCGCGCGTGAGGCGGTTACTGCCGCGTGGCGGGCCGCGCACAATGTCGCAACGAAGGAGGAATCATGAGCATCGTCGAACAGGAAGCGGAGAAGCGGTATCCCGATCTGGTGTTCCCCGGCTATCCGAGGGACCAGAAGCATTTCCAGCAGGTCTACACGTCGGATGATTTGCAGGAGGCGTACATGCAGGGCGCGGACAGGGAACCCACCGACGCGGAGATCGAGGCAGCCGCCCGGGCTCTCTACGAGGCATGGAGACCCGCCAGCTACCCGAAATGGGACCAGTACAAGCGGTGCAGCCGCGTCGAGGACTACCTCGCCGCCGCAAGAGTCACCCTGACCGCCGCACGAAACAAAGCAACTGAGGAGACGGAATGAGCGACGTGCAGCAGATCATTCACGGTCGGATCGTCAGAGAGTCGAAATACGGGGTTGACGACGACTACACGGCAGGTCTCGTCGCCGGACTCTCGTTCGCGCTCCACCGCATCGTCGAACGGGATGGTGAGAACCGGACCGGATGTAAGGAATTCGACCTCAAAGAGGAAAACGCATGAACGTTGAACCTGTTGAATCGGTCCTGCGCGAAGGCCGTTGCACACCGAAATGTCTTCTCGCGCTCGGAGACGAGTCAAAGCAATGCCACTGCCGATGCCGAGGATCCTATCATGGCGTTCTCTCGGACAGCATTGTGGAAAGAAACCCTTCTGCCGGCATAGTCGATGAATGGTGGACGCACTTCTGCTGCCTTGGCCCGAAAAGGCGGATGTCGCGGCGAGAAATTCAACGCCTATATCCCGACATGACTGTTGAGCCTAGCATTATTCCTTTTGATGGGAATTATCACCTAGTCACCAATCTCGGAGATTCGTTTATGGTAGCGATAAACGATATAGGTGACTTCGATGAATATTGGTGGGGAGGTAGTGATTACTATCACAGTGAGGGGGAAGGCCCCAAGATTCTTGACCTGTTCCTACGCAGTCTAACAGAACAGCATCGAGCCTCTCGCTGCCATAGATCAAAAATCATCCAATGCGATGGCGATAATCCATATGGTGTGCATGTGGAAATAACCGGCATTCGCGATCTATGTGAGGCGATTGTAATCTGTGAGGCCATATGGCAGGCAATAGGCGTATCGTCTGGCGGCGGTTACTCCATGGATATGCTCATGAGTTCCATATGCCTCATAAACAATTATTGGGATGAATGCATCGAATCTCATCACGACTTGTTCATTTTCTCCCCATCAGAAGCGAACATCGATAAACGTGCCGTAATTCCCTTCGGGTTAAGCGATGAAGAGTCTGAGGAAAAGTGGGAAGACAGAAAGAAATATTACAAGGAGAAGCATCCATATGAGTAGGAAGTTTGAGTTCGAGAGCGTGGCCTATGACACGGTGTTCCGTGTCGTGGAACGCCGGAACGGCGAGGCTTTCGCCCGGTGGAACGCTCGCGTGATCAAAACCCCCTCATGGGACGAGACCGGCACGACGTACACGATCACCCTCGAACGCACGACGGACCCCGCCAACAGCGGCACCCTGTACCTCAACGAATGAGAGGAAATCATGAGTGAGACCAATCCTTTTTACGGTGACATGGATCATAGCATGATCACGCAGGATATGGGCGTATGCGACATCTGCGGCCGGAACTGTCTTCGGGCGCTCTGTCAGCAGGTGACCGTCGTCTACGGCACTCAGTCGAAGATCGCATCCAGCGTGTGCGCCGAATGCATGAACCGTATGCAATTCAAGCCACAGCGAGTGCTCGACGAGGACCAGTATCAGCGTCTCATGGACACGCTCACCATCGCAAAGGAGGAACGATGAACGACTGGATTCCCGACACCGACGATATATCGAGGTTCTTCACGCGGGGCGCTGAGGAAGCATACTCGCTTACCGCCGACCCCAATTTGATCAACCCCACCAGCGCATTCGCCCGATGGATAGCCGAACACGATCGACAAGTAGCCGAGAAAGCCTACCAAGCGGGCTATTCGTCCGGCTGGTATCGCGGCTGGGACGACGACGGCGACAACTGCTGTCCAGACAACCCATACAGGAAGGAACAATCATGACGATCAATACGATAGTCCACCGCAAACTCCGCGTCCTTATCGGCTGCGCGCTGATCATCGCAGTCGGGATCCTCGCCGGATGCGGCGACACCGAGACCGTGGACACCTCCACGAAAACGGTCGTGAAAAGCGAATGCTCCAGCACCCTCGCCGATTACCAGGCATGCACGATCACCATGCCGGACACGCGCCGCGTCACCTGCATCACTCGTGGCGGCACGCATGGTCTCGCCATGTCCTGCGACTGGATCCACGCCGACGGCTCGGACCGATTGGAATAGACGATGGTCTCACAGCAGATACGCGACAAGGTCCTCAAGGCCCACGCCCACGGGTACAGCGTCACCGAGATCGCCAAATGGCTCGGCATCACCATCGACGAGACCCGGGCCATCATCATCCACGGCGACAGACGACCACGCCCGGCGCTGAAACCCGAGTTCATCGAACCGAAACTGTTCTAGACAATTACCGAAGTTTTGGAATCAGGCCGTTTCCAGACCCTATGGGTCGGGGATGGCCTGTTCCGGTCGGATAGGAGATGGGGAGTATCGAATGGCGCATTGCCAGCATTGCGACGCCGTGATCAACGACGGATTCCGCCTATGCCGTGACTGCAGACGAGACTACTCGCGCCAGCTGCACGAGCTGCTGGGCAACATGGACGAGCTTCGCCGGCAGACGCTGCGTCAGACCAGGATAGACGCTCATGGCGGATCCCGGACGATCAGCAGCTCACCAAGCCTGATCGACATGTCCCGACAGGAGCTGTTCGACCATGCGACGGCGGAGATCAGCGAGATGGCACGCACCTCGGACTGCTACGGCGTCGACTGGAGACATCAACTGCGCATGATGATCGCCAAAGGCAGACGCACCTGCCAGACCCTTGAAGCCGGCCGCAACTATGCGAAATCCATCCTCCTCAACAAACGGATCGCGGGCAGGATCGAACGCCACGGTGCGCGGCCGTTCGTCGGAGTGTGCCCGGCCTGCGGCGCAGACATCGAGGCTGAACGCTGGCAGACCGTCACCATATGCGAATGCGGCCAGCCCATAGACCTCGCAAAACTGTCCGAGGCGACCCACAAGGCGCTAGACGCCACATACATCACCCGCACCCCGAAGGGCGCGGCGGAGTTCATCCGCGACCAGACCGGGATCCGTGTGGACCGCAATGCGGTCACCACATGGATCAAACGCGGACGCCTGCAGGCCGAACGTCTGGAGGACGGCTATTGGAGAATCCCCGTCGGCTCCCTGCTCAGGCTCGCCGAACGAAAAGCCAAGCGACAGTAGGCTGCCCGCGATATGTGATATGATGACCATGTCATACGTGTGAGGCCTTCGGGAATTATCCCGGAGGCCTTTCGCATACCCGGGAAAAACACCCCCCCGGGGGGTTGTCTTTTCCGGCGTCATCGCCCCGGACATGGCGGGGCGGCGTTCATACCCCGTCCGGGTTCGACTCCCGGATGACGCACCCGGGCCACGGGCACTCCTTCCCCCCACCCCGCATGTGGCGCCTTTCCCACTGGGACATCTCGGCTCGTGGCCCCCTAAATTCTTAGAGCATCATCCCATGGCAACCAACAACCCCCGGCGTGCCAACGGTTCACGCAGACGCCAGCTCACCCAACGCATCCTCGCCAGCGAAACCACATGCTGGCTATGCGGACAGCCAGTCGACAAGACCCTGCCCGCAGGTCAGCCCGGGTCTCCCGAGATAGACGAGGACATACCGGTGAGCCGAGGCGGCGACCCATACAGTCGCGGCAACTGTCATCTCGTGCACCGCTGGTGCAACCGCATCAAATCCAACCATTCGACCGAATGGGCGAGACGGCGCATCCTCCTGCTCCTCGAACACCAGCAGCCGAAGGACTTCCGCCCCACCTCCCTGCCGCTCAACACGAGCGGCGAATGGTGAACGACGATCGAATCGACGCGAAAACCCAGGGGGAGTGACCCCGCCCACCCGCCAAGGGCCACCTCGGGCACAGTGCCGATATCTCCCCGAACGTTAACACCGTTAAGGGGCTGACCGTTAAACCTTCCGGAAAGGGGCTGATACCAATGGCTCAACGCCTGTGCGCCAACTGCGGCAAGCCCCTGCCGAAGAGCATGAGCGTGCGGGCGAAATACTGCTGCGACTCCTGCCGGGTCAAGGCATGCCAGCATCGCCGCAAGAACGGAGAACCGGCGGCCCCGAAACCCAAACCCCGCAAGAAAGCGCCGGTCATCGACAAACGCGAGTTCGAACGGATGATGGACGGCAGCATGGAGGACGTGCTGCGCCACAACCGCGACGTGCTCCGGAAGGCCCTGGACGATCCGGACACGCGCCCGCAGGACCTGCCCGCCATCAGCCGTCAGCTGATCGCAATCGCCCGGGAGCTCGACTCCATGTCGGGCGGCGATCCGCTGCTCGACGACCTCGACGACGAAACCACGGAGGTGAGCGAGGATGCCGGAGCGTCGATTGTCTGAGATCGCCCGGCATCTGATCCGCCCCACCGGCATCGCCGGCAGCGACTTCCCACGAATCCAGCGCGTCGCCCTCAAGGCCGGCATCCACTACGACCTCTGGCAGCAGGGATTCCTCTACCTGATGCTCGCCAAGCGCGCCGACGGCAAATACGCGTGCGGCGATGGCGGCACCGTGCTGAGCTCCTGCCGGCAGATAGGCAAGACGTTCACCGTCGGCACCGCCATGTTCATCAAGGCGATCCTGCACAAGGGACTGAAGGTCATCTGGACCGCACACCACACGAGAACCAGCGATGAGACGTTCGCGGACCTGTGCGATCTGGCGAAGAACCGTCTGCTGGCCCGCTACGTGGAGCGCATCCGCAGGGCGAACGGCCAGCAGGAGATCGTATTCCGCAACGGTTCGAGGATCATGTTCGGCGCCCGCGAGAACGGGTTCGGCCGAGGACTGCACTCGGTGGACGTGGAGATCTTCGACGAGGCCCAGATCCTCACCGTGCGAGCCCTGGACAACATGATCCCCATCGTCAACGTTTCACCCAATCCATTGGTGGTGTTTCTCGGCAACCCGCCCAAGCCCGGCGACCAGTGCGAGGCGTTCGAGGAGAAGCGCCGCACCGCATTGGCCGGAACCGACGGCATGGTGTACGTGGAACTGTCCGCGGACCCCGACGCGGACCCCGACGACCGCGACCAATGGGCCAAAGCCAATCCCAGCTACCCGAAACGCACGTCGGAGACCGCGATCCTGAGAATGCGCAACCTCCTCGCACCCGACAGTTTCCGCCGCGAGGCGCTCGGCATCTGGAACGAGACCACCAGCGCATACGCCATCAGCCCCGACCAATGGGCCGCAGCCACGATCGACCAACCGGACCGTGAGGGGCTGGTCGGCTACGCGCTCGACATGCCACCGGACCGCAGCTCGCTCGCGATAGGCGGCGCCATCAAACACCCGGACGGCAGCGCGCACATCGAACTGCGCGAATTCCGCGCCACCCAGTCCGCGGGCACCATGTGGGCCGTGGACTACATCGCCGAACACTGGCCGCGCACGGCGAGCGTGGTCATCGACTCGCAGTCGCCGGCCATGAGCCTGCTCACCGACCTCAAAACCCGCCACGTGCGCGTCATCGTCACGAACGCCAGCGACATGGGCCGCGCCTGCGGCCGACTCCTCGACATGCTGCGCGACCACACGCTCACGCACCTGCCCGACGACCAACAACCCGCCATGGCCACAGCCGTACGCAACGCCACCACACGCCCCATCGGCCAATCCGGCGCATTCGGCTGGAACAAGACCGGCAGCGACGTCGATTTGAGTCCGCTGGTCGCATGCACGCTCGCCCTCTACGGCACGTACATCACGAAACGCGACCCCAACCGCAGACAGGAGGTGATGATCTGACATGTCTGACTACTCCATCGCCTCCGGCACCCCGTACCTGAGCATCGCAAGCTCCCAGATCCGCCACATCGACGGCGTCCCCGACGACGACATGGACGCCATCCGCCAGCTGCTCAAGGTCTGGCGCGACCACTACCCGCGCAACCTCCTACGCAGCGCGTTCTACGACGCCAAGGAACAATTCAACAACCTCGGCATTTCGATCCCGAACATCGTCGCCCAAAAAGCCGGCATCGTGGTCGGCTGGCCACAGAAAAGCGTCCGCGCGCTCGCCGACAAATCCGTGTTCGAGGGATTCGAGCTCCCCAAGGGCGTCGACGATCACGGCATCCCCGAACTCGTCGACGGCAACGAACTGACCGACTCGGTCGGCGAGGCCATCATCAGCTGCTACAAGCACTCCTGCGCGTTTCTCACGGTCGACTACGATCCCGAGGACCCGACGGGGGAACGGATCCTGATCACCCCCCGCTCGGCCGACTGGTCCGCCGCGATCTGGGACAACACGCACCGCAGGATCGCCGCCGCGCTCACCGTGACCGACAACGACCGGTACGGCAACATGACCTCGTTCAATGTATGGCTGCCCGGCCGCAACTACGCGTGCGTCAAAAACGGCGGCTCGTGGACCGTCACGGACATACAGACCAACAAGCTGGACCGTGTCAGCGTCGTGCCGATCGTCTACGACCGGCAGATGGGCCGCCCTTTCGGCCGCAGCCGCATCAACCGCGCGCTCATGAACCTCACGGACATGGCCATGCGCACCATGGTCCGCATGGAGGCCAGCGCCGAATTCTATTCGGTGCCGAAGATCTGGTTCCTCGGCCTGTCCAAGGACGCGTTCAGCGCGGACACCTGGAACTCGCTCGTCAGCTCGATCAACGCGGTATCACGCGACCAGAACGGCGACATCCCCACACTGCAGCAGGTCACGCAGGCCTCGATGCAGCCGCACGGCGACATGCTCGAGACCATCGCCATGCTCGCCAGCAGCGAGACCGACATCCCCGCTGAAAACCTCGGCATCCGGCTCACGAACCCGACCAGCGCCGAGGCCCTCGCGGCCAGCGAGAACCAGCTGACGCGCGTGGCGAACCGGCAGAACCGGGCGTTCGGCGTGCAGCTGATGAACGCGATGCGCATCGCCTGCCAGCTCAGGGACAACACGGACTCGCCGCCGGACCTGACCGGCATCCGCCCACTGTGGGCTCCGACCCGCGAGGTGAGCGACGCTGCCCGCGCCGACTACTACGCCAAGGTCGCCGGCGTCAACGCCGATTGGGGCGACAGCGATGTGGGACTCGGCATGCTCGGCCTCAACGCCGACGAACTCAAATCGTTCCGCTCGTATCAGGCGCGGCAACGGGCCCAACGCAACGTGGACGCGCTCAAACAGCGCACGGCGCAGCAGGAGGTGACGGCGGATGGCGGACAGTCGACCGGCGTCGCCGGAACTGCAACGACTGCTGGATCAGGCGTACAGGGACTACCAGACCAATCTGGACAACCTGACTGACGCGGCCACCGACGACATCGAGACCGCCGTCAACGCCGGCGACCTTGACATCAAGGAGCTCGTACGATCCTACTCGCGTGACGCCTCCCAGTTGTCAAACGACTACTACGACCAGGTGCGCGAGCTCTGGCACGAATACGCCGGCGTCGACATCCCCGATTTCGACCACACCGACCTGCTGGACCCCGACCGCGCCCTGTGGCAGACCCAGCATGGGTTCAACAACACGGACTATGCCGGCCTGACCTACAGGCAGGTCAAAAACGGCCAATCCCGCGCCGGCCTGACGATCGACGACCTGTGGCCCGACCTGTCGAATACCGATGACGCGCAGCAGTTCATCGCCGACATGATCGAATCGTCCGCACGACTGACCACGCAGCGCAACCTGCGCATCGACCCGTCGAAACCGAAATGGGCCCGTGTGCCCAACGGCAAGGCCTGCGCGTTCTGCGTCATGCTTGCCTCCCGCGGATTCGTCTACACGAGCGAGGACACGGCCGGCCGGCAGATGCAATACCACGCCGACTGCCACTGCCGCATCATCCCCAGCTGGGGCAGACAGACCCTCGACGGCTACGATCCCGACACGTACATGCAGATGTATCAGGAAGGAGTCAAAGCCGCAGGCAAGGGCAACGGATACCGTTCCGCACTGGCCGCCATGCGACGACTACACCCGGAGGATCTCAAGGACGGCGTGGTCCCGCAACCGCAGATCCGCTGGTCGCACGCCGTCATCAGGCCGACTGCCGATGAACTGACAAGACTATCCGATTTCACCGTTCGCATGCCATGGGACCAATACACCCCCGAACATAAACAGAAGACATTACGCGGCTGGACGGATGGCACATTCAAGGAAACCAACGGCGCTCTGTACGGTCGGATTCCCATGAGCGACGACGTACGGCAACGGATCGACGTCATCGATGAGGCCATAAGCGATCACTGGACCACCCATCAGTTCACCGTGGACCGACTCATGCCACTTGACACCTTCGAATTGAAGTCCATCGAAGGGGTCTTCGATCTCCAGAGGAACGATGTGTTTGGCCATGCAGGATACATGGCCACCTCTCTTCTCGAGGGCGGGGTGCTCGCCGACAAAAGCCTCGATCGCGTGGCGACCCGGATACTCGTGCCCTCCGGCACCAACGCCGTCTATCTCCAGCCCATCAGCAAAGCCGCAAAACGGCAGGAAGAAGTGCTCCTACCACGTGGCACTCGTCTTCAGGTCGACGGCGTCGGCAATACCCCGGATGGGCCGATAGTGTTCATCAGACTGGTAGACTGGACGACATGAGCGACAACGAACACGATGAGGAATACGACCGCTTCGTCTTCCATCCTGGCGATCTCAAGCGTGTAACCGATCCTCAGCAGCTTGCCTCGATCTACGAAAAAACGGGTGTCCACCCATATGCGGAAGAAAAGCAGGACTGGATCTCCCATGAGGCGAAGCAACGATTCCGCGCCGGGCTGCTCTTTTCCACCAATGATCTGGCCGACGAATACGACCGTCTCAAAGCACAAGGAAAGCTATAGGGACGGTTCCTCCGCCATCGGCATATAGCCGAAAACCAATTTTCCAAGCCACCTCGATCGGGTGGCTTTTTTCATGCCCGAAATGGGCTGACGTAAGGAGATACAACATGTTCAACCTCGACATGCCCTGGCATCGCCACTACCGTGACCGCATCCGTCTCGCGGACGCCGGTACGGACGCGGGCGGCGCCGGTGATGACGCGGGCCAGTCCGCAACGGGCCAGTCCGACGCCGATCCGGCCGACACGATCGACTGGAAGGCCAAGTACGAGTCGATGCGCCAACACTCCCGCGACTGGGAGAAACGCGCCAAGGCCAACTCGGACGCGGCCGCGGAGCTGGAAAAGCTCAAGGAATCCCAGATGAGCGACGCGGAGAAGACCGCGAAACGCATCAGGGACCTCGAGGCCAGGAACGCCGCCTACGAGGCCGAGAAACAGCAGAACGAATGGAAGACGCAGGTCTCCAAGGAGACCGGCGTACCCGCGGACCTGCTGCACGGCGACACCCTCGACGACATGAAGGCATACGCGAAGGCCCTCGACCAGTGGGCGCACCCCAAACCCAAGGGCATGCCCAACCAGGGCAAGACCCCATCGACTCCCGCCTCCGGCACGGAGGAACGCTCCTGGGCGAACAGCCTCTTCGCCAACATCTAACCCGTAACCACAAATCGAAAGGACAACACCAATGGTGATGGACACCACACAGGTCCACCTGCCCAAGACGGTCGCCAGCGCGGTGATCGACAAGGTCAAGGACACCAGCACGATCGCGGCCCTCAGCCCGAGCACCCCGCAGATCTTCACCGACAAGGAATACATGGTGTTCAACGGCAAGGCCGAGGCGGACGTGACCGCCGAAGGCCAGACCAAGAGCACCTACGAGCAGGACCTCGACTACGTGACCGGCAAGCGATTCAAGGTCCAGACCACCACGCGAGTCTCCAGCGAGCTCAAATGGGAGGACGAGGACAACCGCTTCCAGATCATCTCCAGCATTCAGACCGACCAGGCGCAGGCCCTCGCCCGCGCCCTCGACTACGTCGTCTACCATGCGATCAACCCCAAGAGCGGCGAAAAGCTCACCGGATTCGACGCGCTCGCGGACCAGGCCGTGCAGGTCACCGCCGGCGACGACGAGGTCCAGAACGTGGACGCGCTGGCCGACGCCCTGAACCAGACGTACGACATCAACGGCGTCGCCCTGTCCCGCACGTGGGCGTCCCGCCTGCGCAAGGTCCGCGTGCCGAACACAGGCATGCGCTTCTACCCGGACATCCCGCTCAACCTCAACGTCGGCAACCTCGAAGGCATCGACGCGGCCACGTCCGGCACCGTCAACGGCACGCTCGCCAAGACCCCGACCAACGTGCTCGCGATCATGGGCGACTTCAGCCTGATCAAGTGGGGCATGATCCGCGACATCACGAGCGAGATCATCCCCTACGGCGACCCGGACCAGACCGGCGTCGACCTGAAGGCCCACAACCAGATCGCCTACCGCACCGAAGCGTTCTTCTCCTACGCGGTGCTGGAACCGAAGGCGTTCGCGGTCCTCAAGTCCGCGCCGGCCGCCTCCGCCAAGACCTCCCGCGCCAAGTGATCGGAGACCCACCATGGCTCTCTTCGTACCACAGAACCTGATCGCCCACCCGGGCGACGAGGAACACCACGAGCGAGGCGTGTTCGACAAGGACGTATACCTCTACGACCCGGACGGCAACCCGATCGACCTGACCGGCGGCGGAACGCCGTCCAACCCGGCCGAATACGTGCCCAAGGCCACCGACGCCGCCAGCGCGCAGACCACGGTCAACAAGCTGATCGACGCGCTGGTCGCATCCGGCCAGATGAAGCCGGAACCGCCGAAGGTCATCACGTCGGTCACCATCCAGCTCGCGGGCGACTGATTCGAGGCCGACATGCACGGCCCCGAATTCCTCGAACCCATCATCCCCAAGGCCACGGTCGAACCGCCGTTCGCAACGGTCTCGGATCTCGAATCACGCTGGCGCAAGCTCACGCCCGACGAGGCCGAAACGGCCGCATCGCTGCTCGACGACGCCAGCGACAAGATCATGACCGACTGCCCCGGATGGGTCAACGCATCCGCGAAGACCCTGCGGCGCATCGCCTGCGCGATGGTCAAACGGGCCATGATCGCCGGCGACTCGGCCGCACTGGGCATCACCCAATCCCAGCAGACCGTCGGCCCATTCTCGCAGATGTACTCGTACAGCAACCCCACCGGCGACCTGTACCTGACCGCGTCGGAGAAACAATCCCTCGGCCAGGGCGTGCAAACCGCCTACTCGGTCAGCCTCCTGACATCGGAGGCCGGCCGATGAAGGGTCGCGAGATCACCATCACCTACCGCACCGACTCCGGCCGACGCGACCCCGGCAACGACATCGTCTGGACCATCGACGACACCGAAACGGTGTCCGACGTGCTCGTCGCCCCCGGAACCAGCAGTGACGCGACCGAGACCACGCGCCCCGACGGGGTCGACAATCCGATGACGTTCTACATGCCCCGCAGCTGGACATGGCGGAGCCTGCGCAACGCGCTCATCCGCTACGAGGGCGTCACCTACCGCGTGATCGGCGACCCGCAACCCTACGGCGTGGACATGACACCCACCGACTGGGGACTCGCGGTCACCGCCACCATCTCGAAGGGATAGACACCATGGGCAGCAGCGTGAAACTCGATCTGGCGGGATTCCGCGCCTACCGCCGCCAGTGCGCGCCACTGGTCGACGAACAGGCCGACCGCATCGCCGCAGCAGCCAACGGCATGAAGCAGATCCCCGAGGCCGAATACAAGGCCGTGCCCGCGAGGGAATCCCCCGAGGGCACCATCGCCCTGGTCACCACCGGCAGGGACAGTACCACCGCAGGCTACACGGCCGTGGACAACATGCTCCACAACACGCTCGCCAAAGCCCTCGGCAGTGGGGGCGGCTGATGGCCAACATCGAAACGCTCCTCGTCCAATGGCTCAACACGGACCCCGCATTGCGGGACTATCCCGCGAGCATGGACGTGCCAGCCGACCGTCCGCAACGGTTCATCACGGTCGAACGCACCGGCGGGGACGACGGGCCGGTCGGAGGCCACCCCATGGTCGCCATACAGGTATGGGGCGTGAGCCGCTACGAGTGCTCGCAGACCGCCGGACTCGTCCGGCATCGCCTGCTCGCCATGCCCGCCGACCCCCTGCTGGACGCGGTCACCGGCGTCACCATCCAGTCGACCGTGAACTTCCCTCTCGGCGACATCCCCCGCTACCAGATCCTCATCACCGTCGATGTGAAGAACGACGGCCGATAACACCTCTATATTAAGGAGAACATCATGGCTTTGGCCACCAGCGGCAACCCGCAGAACGTTTCGTTCGGCAAGGGCTTGAGTTCGGGCTGCGTGTACCGCGCACCCACCCGACTCGTCACCGACGACAAGCTCCCCAAGGACGCCGCCACACCGCTCGACGCGATCTTCAAGCCATGCGGCCTGATCGGCGAGGACGGCATCACCAACAGCTCCAGCACGGACACGACCAGCGTCACCGACATGGACGGCAACACCGTCATGACCGTCGTCTCAAGCTATTCGGAAACCTACGAGATCCCGTTCCTCGAACTCAACGAACAGGTCCTCAAAGCCTACTACGGCGAGGACAACGTGACCGTGGACGACGCGCAGCTCGACGAGCTCCTGCGCAAATACACCGCATGGCACACGTTCCCCGACACCGAGCCGACCACGTACGTGCTCGAACGCCTCATCACCGGCAACAGGGTCAAGCGCACCGTCATCGACCGCGGCACCCTCAACAGCCGTGGCGACATCCAGGAGCATTCCTCCGACCCGGTCATCTACGACGTGACCCTCAACGCGAACGCGTCGAGCCGCATCCCGTCCCCGACCGGCCAGCTCGCCACCAGCGTCGACTACATCGCCCCCATCGCCACCACGCCGGCCGGCACGCTGACCGCGCTCACCGTGACCGCCGCACCCCGCACCGGCGGACAGACCATCACCGTCACGCAGACCGCAGGAGAGGGACTGGCCCGCGTGTACCGCATCGACGATGCCGGCAAGGAACCCGCGATCACGTACGACGTGGAGCTCGGCGACCCGAAATGGGTCGCATTCCCCGCCAACGGACAGGTGACCGGCGCCGAAGGCCAGATCGCATCCGTCGCCGACATCACCACGGACAAACACGTCCGCGCATACGGCAAGGCCACGCTGCCCGCGGCGGGCAAGTGAGATAGGAGGATCGCATGGCTGACAATCCGATCATGCTGGCCGCCGACGGCACGCCCGTGCCCGGCCAGCTCGAACTCAACAAGACCATCAATCTGGTCGCGGTACCCCACTACTCGGACGGCACCACCGGCCAGCCGACCGCCAACGCCGAATGGGCGCTCGACCCTGCCGGCAACGGCACCATCACCGCAGGCGGCGCGCTCACCCTCACCAAACCCGGCGCCACCCAGATCACCGCCACCCTCGCCAACGACGACGGCACCCAGATCACCAGCACGCCGGTCACCATCACCGGCGTCCAGCTCTACGCGCTGACCGTGACCGCGGTCACCCGCAAGGGCGGCCAGACCGTCACCGTGGACCAGGCCCCCGCCAACGGGGAACTGCGACGCTACAAGATCACCAACGCGGACGCCAAACCGACCGTCGCGTACGATCAGGTGCTCGCCACGGCCGACGGCTGGGTCGAATGGCCCGAAAACGGTCAGATCACGGGCACGGCGGGACAGGTCATCACCGTCGTGCACGTCACCACGCAGGGCGCGAAGGCTCGCGCGGTCGGCACCGCGGTCCTGCCCGCCCCGTCGACCGGCACGGTCGAAAGCGTAGCGTTCACGGCGGATACCCCCGTGGCGGGCGTCCTGTCACACGACTACACGCTCGGCTGCGTGCTCACCCCGGCCGACGCAGACGACCAGGCGGTCACATGGACGTCAAGCGATAAAACCATCGCCGATTTCACCAAGACCGGCGCGGCCCCGCTGCACAAGATCCTGACCACCACCGCGAAGGCGGGCACGACCAAGATCACCGTGACCACGCACGACGGCAACCACACCGCCGAAATGACGTTCACCAACTCGGTCGCCCCGACCGGCATCGAGGTCACGCCCAACCCGATCACCATGCGAGTCGGCGAGGCATTGGACCCGGCGGTGAATATCCTGCCCGCCGAGGCGTATCAGGGCGTGGTCATTACCAGCGATGACCCGGACATCGTGAGCGTGGTGGACGACTCCAAGGCGGCCACCGTGGACGAGTCGCGCGTGGGCGAGGCGAGGATCGGATGAGCTACACGCCGCTGGGACTGCACTCCGGCGACGTGCTCACCGCACGGGCGCTGGCCCATATGGAGTCGGGGATCATCGACGCCGCCACACCCGCGCAGGTCGCACTGGGAATGATCTCGGCCGAGAGCATCGGCTGCCGCGCCAACGACCCCGATTTCGACAACGCCGTCCCGCTGAACGAGTATTTTTCCACGGCGGGCAGGAGCATCGCATTCGCGCAGGGCGACTACCATTTCCGCACACCGCTGGTCCTATCCAGCCCACGCCGCATCTCCTGTCCCCACGGCAGCCGGCTCGTGCTCGATGCGGACGTGGAGGGGCCGGCCGTGTCAATCCGCTACCGGTACGCGGACAAGGTCCCGGCGGACACCGGCATCAGCCTGCGCGTCGATCTGGACGGGCACGCCCGCGACGGGATCATGATGGACGGGGCGTACGGCGGGGATTTCAATCTCATGGCGCGCGATTTCACCGGCGTCGGCATCACCATCACCCACAGTCTGGGCCTGTCGGGTCGCTTGCAGGCGTCCAACACGAAAACGCTGGCCGACACTGGGCTGCTGCTCGACAGCACGGACGACCGGTGGGACAAGCTCGGCGCGGTCAACTGCCGTGTCGGCGTGCGATTGACCGGCGCGGACAGCTGGGCGGACGTGGTGCACTGCTGGTGCGACGGGGTGCGCGGCGACCAGACGGTGACCGGCGTGAGCGTGGAGGGAGACTATTACACGATCGGCATGCTCGTCAGCGACGGGCTCGTGCGTGCGATCCGCCTGACCGACCAGCCCATGTGCACGATCCTCGCGTACGTCGAGTACGCGACCCCCGACTCTGACCAGTCATGCGTCGCCTACCTCGACCCGCCCGTCGGATCGGGCTCCACGCATCCGGGCCTGTCGATCATGGACTCGCGCATCGGGACCGCGCCGGCGCATCTGCTCGACTCGTCCGACTGGACGCGCGCGGCCACGCACCGCATCGATCTCGGCCGGCTCCACATGCCCCACGCCTCCCCACTCACCCTGTCCGGCATCGCCTCCAAGCCCGGCATGCTCCCGGCATTGGAGACCGCGTTCGGCCGGGCCAACTGGGACAGTCTCGTCCCGTGCGCGCAATCAGACTGCCCGGGTGGTGTGCTGCGCGTCACCCCCATGGGAGGTCCCGGCGGTGACCCCGGCGCGGTGGGCCTGCTCGCCGAGATCACCACCCCCGACCGCTCATGGCGGGCCGTCCTGCCCGCCGGCGGCCCACTGACTGCGGACACGACATGGCGGCAGACCATTGCCGCGACCATCCCCAACCCCAACAACCAGTAAGGAGCACGCATATGAGTGTCATCGGCAACAAGACCGGCGACGCGGCCCTGAAGGTCGCGTCCGCCGCGGATCCCGCGGTCGCGGTCAGCATACCCGTACGCGTGAGGAGTAACCTGCTCACCGTCCCTGCCAGCATCAAATCGAACGGCTTGTCATGGGACCGCGAGGGCGAGGACTCGATCCACGCCACCGGCACGGTCCCAGCCGCCGGATGGACCAGCGTCGAATACTCAATGGGCCTCGATGCGGGCACGTATTACCTCGGCATCGACAAGCCCGACAAGGCGACGTTCGTGATCCGCACCGCGGGATCCAACACGTCGATCCTGTCCACGTCCGGCACCGTCGAGGGGCATCTGGACGCCGGCACCTACCGAATCATCGTCATGCTGATGAATGTCGAGGCCGGCCAGCAGATCGATCTCACCATCCGTCCGATGCTGGGCAAAATCAAGTAAGGGGAGTAGCAAGTCATGGTGGTTTCACATGTATGGAGGACGGGCGACGTGATCACCAGCGTCCGACTCAACTCACTCGAATCCCGAGCGCTCGACTCGGTGCCCGCCATGGCGTCCGCCGGCCTCACGTCGGGCGACGTGGTCGCCACGCGCGGCTGGGCGACGCCCGGTGACGGCGGCGCGGCCGCGTACGACATCCGCGCCCGACAGGCCAACGACCAGCTGGACGGATGGAGGCTCATCGCGGTAGGAGACACGCTCACGGCCGTGCTGCGGATCCCGCAGGACATGGACTGCCGGATCGCGGGAATATTCCCCAACATGGACACGGATATCTCCGGCCGGCTCAACAAGCTGTTCGCGATGCTGGTCGAGGGCGACAACACGAGCCGGCCCGTGGTGCGCATGCCCTCGGGATCCTACCGGTGCGACAGTCCCATCACCATGGGCACGGGCACGCGCCTGGTGGGCGAATACCCTCCTGTCGGCTGGTCCCAGGGCGTGCGCGTACCCGGCACTAAACTCAATTTCGCCCATGCCACTTTCACGGGCGTGGCGTGCGTGACGGGCGATGAGATCGAGGGTGTGTGGATCAACTGCGGCGCATGCACCATCAAGGACGACCGCACCAAGCTCAGACCGGGAGACTCCGCGTCGGACTATGGCGGATGGAGCGTGGAGACCGTGATCCGCAGCAACGTCGACGGTCTCAGGGTCGGCATCGGCGCACACCGGGTCGTGGTCACCGGCGCCTCGCGCACGGGCTACGTGGTCGGCACCGCCAAGGACCTGACTAACTGCGCCGCCTACGAATGCCACACCGGATTCGACATCGGCAACGACTGCATCATCTACGGGCTCTACGGATTCAACTTGGAGACGTTCATCCGCCTGTCGGGCGCAATCAGCACACTGATCGGCGTGCGATGTGACAGCGTGCACGGCGACGCGATCATTTTCGACGGCTTCGCAGAAACATTCACGCTGATCGGAGTGAATCTCGACTGGGTGGGCGGTGCTGCCATCCGCTTCGGAGACTCGGCCGTCGGCAACATGGTCGTCGCCCTGTCCTGCTCGCGCGTGGCCGCCCACGGATCCAGCCTGCAAAATGCCTTGCCCTTGCCTGGCTACGGGTGCGTGCGCTTCCAAGGCGGGGCGAGCGGCAACACGGTGTCCATGCTCACCGGCCGGGACACGATCCTCGACCATCCCGTCGAGGGCATACCCGACTACAAGAGCCCCGCCATCCCGGTCCTGTGCGACAACACGGCGGACGGCACGACCAACCTTATCGAACTGCGTGGCGGACCATACGGCATGTTCGAAACCGAGGGGTACGAGAATCCGGTCGCGACCAAGGTTTCGGGCAGCACGAACTCGGGTAGCCTCGTCATTGACAACGGACTGACCCGACGCACCATCAAACTCAACACCATCTGAACCATCTGACAGGAGGCATTTTCAATGATCCAGAACAGCATCGGGGGGGGGGCTGATCGGCCGCCGTAAAGGCAATACCACAGTGCGCGTCGCTAGCATCCTCGACCCCACCAAAACCGTGGGCATCCCCGTTACCGTGCTCGCCCCGCTCAAAAACCTGTGGCACGCGCCACAGGAGCAGACGGCCGATGGAATCTCATGCACCGTGGCATCGGACGGCGGCATCCGCCTCAAAGGCGTGAGTACTCTGCCCGAGGGGATCAGCAATCGCACCGATTTCTACCCATTGAGCGACGGCCAGAAAATAGCACTGCCGGCTGGCGAGTACACGCTCTCCTGCAAGGACGACATGACCGGCATCATCCTGTTCTGCATCATGTCGGTCGACGATCAACCCGATCGGTACATGATCATCCCGACCTCGAACGGCAACGCGAAAACCCTCACGTTCACCCTGCCGGAGCATGCGAGCGTGACCCCGGTCGTGGGCGTGCAGGGCGGGGCCACGATCGATCTGACCGTGCATCCCATGCTCGAGGACGGCGACACGGCCCACGACTACATCCCATACCAATAACCCATCCCGCTCGGCATGGGATGGGCCCATTCGAAAGGATTCATCCTATGCCCAGCATCGGTATTACCGGCCGCGTCCTCGGTCAATCCAGCATCCGGGTCGCGTCCACGCTCGACCCGGCCATAAAGGCCGCCGTCCCCGTCAGGGTCGAGGGCGCGAACCTGTACACGCCCCAACTGCCCTTCACCTCGAAGGGCGTGACGTTCAGCCGCAACACGGATGGCAGCATCCACGTCGCCGGCACAGGCACAATCAACTGGGTCGCCCTCCCCATCAGCCTGAAGCTCGCCGAGGGCGACTACAAGGCCACCCTAAGCCGCAAGACCGGATCGAGCCTGACATCGAAGGTCTCGACAGACGATCAGACCAACCTGTGGATATTCGAGGAAGGCGAGCAAACCAGACATCTGACCGCCGGCGTCTACAATATCCTCATCCTGACCGGCGATGCGGGCCAAACATACGACGAGGACGTCACCCTCGACGTCCACCAAATCAACTAAGGAGCACAAAATGGCGGAACAAAAAGCAATCGGGGGGGGGGGTATACCCTCACAGGCTTGAAACCCGGCAGCACCACGGTCAAGATTACCAGCGTTGCGGACCCGGCGAAAAGCATTGAGGTCCCGGTGACGGTGACCGCTGAGCTCGCGGTTCATGCGGCTGCGTGGCCGGACGGTCAGCGGATCATCGTACCCGCGCCCCCGGCCGGCTACGAGGATCGGTATACGATCACCGACCCGGACGGTATCCCCACGGTCACACCGGGCGGCACGCTGCCGGACGGATGGTCGATCCTGCCCGCGTCCGGTGTGGTCAAGGAGCCCGAGGGACGTGTGATCACGGTCGCGGCCGTCAAAACGATCGACCGATCGATCCTGTACGCAGGCAACACCACGCTGCCGACACCGTTATCTCGCAACATCGCGTACATGCCGGCCATGGACAACGCGGCCGGCATCACTGTCGAACTCAACGAGGACGGATCCCTGAAACTGTCTGGCAAGAGCACCGTCATCGGATCCGGCCCGCACTATCCGATCAACGACGGCTTCCTCCTGCCGGGCGAGACGTACACGCTCAGCGCCTCGGGCATGCCCGAGGGCTACAAGCCGTCGATCTGCACTAACGATCTGGCAACGGTCATCCAGGACGACACCGGTACCTTCACCGTCCCTGTCGAGGGATATGCGACGCCGGTCGAACTGCTGATCGGCTCGAAATGGTATCCGTCCCTCGAGGATCTGCCGGAGGCGACCGCCGCATCAGTCAAAATCCAACTCGAGCGAGGATCCACGGCGAGCGAATGGGTCAAGCCCATCCAACCGCAGGGCGTCGCCTCCTTTCGTGACGCTTACGTCGGGTGAACCCTGCGATCTGCGACTGGCCGACGGGTACCACCGCCTGCGCATACTCTCCGGGCGGCTGTTCGACGGGCTGACGCTCGATAATGATGGCGTCGTCCGGGGCATCACCTATGACACCGGACGACGCCGACTGTTGCTGGACGACCGACTCAGCGTCCCCACGGAGATGACGCTCGCCGCGAAATACGCCGACACGTCCGATCCCGGCACCCGATGGACGCCCGCCGGGTACAGGCTGGCATGGTCGGACGAATTCGCGCAGGGCGACACGGCCGTATGGGCGTCGGCGAGCCCGGAGGACGCGCCCGCATACCCTCAGCTCCTGCCGCCATGGCGCACCATCGACGGCAACATGATCCGCTTCCATCTGACCGACGACGCGGGTGGCCCCCCATATCCGGGACGCGTACGCAACGCCGGCGCCATCAGCTCCAAAAACGGATTTGAATACCGGTACGGGTATCTCGAGACTCGCTTCCGCGCGAACCAGTCATATGGTGGATGGCCAAGCATCTGGATGCAATCCGATCCCGCCAACCCCGACGCCTCGGCGCGTGAAACCCTGGAACTGGATCTCATGGAGGGCGACGGCCAAGGCAGCCAGGCGACGACCATGCACAAATGGTGCAACGGTTACGACGGACTCAACACCCTTGGTGCCACGGACAGGGATCACGCCTATATCACCAGCCCAAGCCAGCTCATCGATAACATGTGGAGCGTACTCGGACTGCTATGGACACGCGATCTCATGATCTGTTACCTCAACGGCCACGAATACCGACGGTTCACCCGATCCGACATGCCCAAACCGGTCGGTGACACCACCGGGGACACATGCTGGGACGACCCGAGATACCTCATCCTCGACTACGTCGTCCATAGCGACGCTCCCGGAGTCAACAAAACCGCATTGATAGACCCGGCCCATGACCTGCTCGTCGACTACATACGCATCTACCAGGATCCCACCGACAGCGAGTCAGGCATATGGCTCGATTACAAACGACAATAACCCCCATATATAGAAAGGTCTCCCATGCCCAAATCCCCGTTGCATCCCTCTCCGAAAACCGTGACCGTCCACGGCGTCACCCTGACCATCGATCCGGAGCTGTTCGATGACTACGAGATCGTTGAGGATCTGTACGATGTCCAGTCAGGGGAGAACCCGCTCAAGGCGGTACCTCTGTTGCGTCGCCTGCTCGGTGACAAGTATGAGGAGGTCAAGGACGCGCTGCGCGGCGAGGATGGACGCATCACGAGCGAGGCGCTGGACACCTTCCTCACGGACCTCATGGAGGCGGCGAACCCAAACTCGTGACGCTCGTGGCGATGCTGGTGCACGGTCCGGATGCACTCCGGGCCGATTTCCAGCGTTTCTACGGGCTCGACCTCGACGAATTGGGCGGGACTCTGCGTGTGGGGCGGGTGGCGGATCTGGCCGCGAACCTGCCGCCGGACGCGATGGGCTGGCGTCGTCTCGACCCCCGTTTGGAGTGGCCGGCGTGGATGCAGCTGCTCGCGAACATGAGCGACCGGCTGGACTTCATCGCGTGGACGAAATCCGAGGCGGGCGCCAAGCGCGGTGCACGCTGGGACAACGCGATCCACAGGCCCGGCTTCGACCATGCGCCGACGACCACACGACAGCAGGCGTCGCATCGTCCGCGTGAGGCCGGCGTCGTCGCACTGCCGATCCCGGATCTGCTGGCGCGGTTGAGCGCGCCTCGTGGGGCGACTGAATAGGGTCGTCCCTTTTTGTTTGACAACTGAATAGTGAGGAGCCGCTGATGGCTGCTGGTACCCGTTTGGCTCAGGCGTATGTGCAGATCGTCCCGTCCATGCAGGGCGTGGGCACCGCGATCGAGAGGGCGTTCGGCTCGGCGAGCACGTCGGCCGGCAGCAAGGCCGGCATGGCGGCGGGCGGCGGCTTCTCGAGCGGCTTCGGTTCGAAGATCGGCGCGGTCGCCGGTATCGCCGGCAGCATCGCCGGCAAGGTGGTCGATTCGTTCGCCGGCCTGTCCGGCGAGATCATCGAGGCATCCGACTCCGCGCAGAAATTCGGCAGCACGCTGAGTTTTGCCGGAGTTTCGACCGAGCAGATCAAACGGCTCACCGAAAGCACGCAGGCGTACGCGGACAAGACCGTGTTCGGCCTGTCCGACATCCGCAACACGACCGCCCAGCTCGCCGCCAACGGCGTCCCCAACTACGACAAGCTGAGCGAGGCGGCGGGCAATCTCACCGCCGTCGCCGGCGGTGGCGCGAACGAATTCAGAAGCGTCGCCATGGCCCTCACCCAGACGGCCGGCGCCGGAAAGCTGACCACCGAGAATTGGAACCAGATCGCCGACGCGATCCCGGGTGCCTCCGGCAAACTGCAGGAGGCCATGAAGGCCAACGGCGCGTACACGGGTGATTTCCGCGACGCGATGGCTAAGGGCGAGATCACCGCCGACGAATTCAACCAGGCGCTCATGCAGCTCGGCATGAGCGACGTGGCGGTCAAGGCCGCGACCTCGGCCAGCACGATCGAGGGCGCGACCGGCAACCTCCAGGCGTCGATGGTCAAACTCGGCTCGACCATACTGGACGCTGTCAAACCCGCGCTGACCGGCGCGATGAACGCCATGGCGGACTTCGTCACCGGCGTGACCGACCGATTCACATCCCTCGTCAACTACCTCAAGAGCGGGGGCATCGGCACTGCGATCAGCAGCGCGCTGCATATCGACGGGGATTCGCCGATCATCGCGACGCTCCTGAAGATCCGGGACACGGCCATGCAGGTCGGGCAGGCAATACCGACGGCATTCGCGGGGATCGGCGGGAAACTGTCATCCGCGTTCTCGCAGGCGATCCCCGTCATCACCCAGGCGTTCACCGGGATCATCACCATCGTCAAACAGGTCGGCACTGCGTTCATGTCGGCGTTCAGCGCCGGCGGCGGCACCGTCACCGGACTGGTGACGGTCGGCACGACACTGATGAGTCTGATGAGCCCGCTCGGCGCGGTCCGACTGCTTGTCACCCAGTTCGGCGGCCAGCTGCAGCAGCTCGGCGCGGCGATCCTCCCGTCGCTGGTGAGCATCCTCACGAGCGTGGCGAGCGTGCTCGGCGGCGCGATAGCGGCGATCCTCCCGGGCATCCAGAGCATGATCGCCAGCCTGCTGCCGGTCATCGGACAGGTCATCGCCATGGTCGGCGGCATCGTCACGTCGATCATGCCTCTGCTGGCGTCCGCGATCCAGCAGCTCGTGCCCGTGATCCAGCAGATCACACCCGTCATCACGCAGATCATGCAGCTCGTCACGCAGGTCATGAACGCGGTCGCCCCGCTGATCACCCAGCTGATGAGCGCTCTGATGCCCGTGGTCCAGAGCATCATGAGCGCGCTCATGAACCTCGCGACCGCGATCATGCCGGCGATCAGCGGTCTGGCGACGATCATCTCGAATGTCGTGCAGATCATCGTCAGCGGCATCCAGATGATCATGCCGTTGATCCAGACGGTACTGTCCGTGGTCGTGTCCGTGGTCAGCGGCATCGTGTCCGCGATCGGCCTCGTGGTCACCACGGTGACGAACATCGTGGCCGTCGTCGCGTCGGTGATCTCCACGGTCATCAACGCGATCAGCGTCGTCACCTCGGCCGTCGCCGGCATGGCAAGCAACGTGAGCGCGATATTCCAGGGCATCTTCACCGTGATCGGCGGCATCGTCTCATCGATCGCCGCCGCGGTGAGTACCGCCTTCCAGACCGTCGTGAACGTGATCTCCACCGCGGTGAACTCCGCGGGCGCGGCCATCACCGGCTTCCAGTCGCTGGTCAGCAAGGCGTTCAACATGATCGCCACCGTGATCAGCACGGTGATGACCGCGGTCGGCAACGGCATCCGCAGCGCCGTCAACGGCATCCAGAGCTCGTTCAACGCCATGGTCTCCGCAGCCAGCTCGCTGGTCGGCCGAATCCAGTCCACGATCGGCTCGATCCCCGGCAAAATCCGCGGATGGTTCGGCAACGCGGGCAGCCTGCTCGTATCCGCCGGACGCAACATCATCGCCGGTCTGTGGAACGGCATCAACAGCGCGATCGGCGGACTGTACTCGAAGATCAAAAGCGCGTTGAGCGGCATGGTCAACGCGGCCAAATCCGCGTTGGGCATCCACTCGCCATCACGAGTGTTCCGAGACCAGGTAGGCCTCATGATCGGCGCGGGCCTCGCGGACGGCCTGACCAGGGGCATGCCGCAGGTCACCAAGGCCATGACGAGTCTCAACGGTCTGCTGGCCACGCAGGCGGACAGCCTCGACATCAGCCCGCACGTCCAGTGGGATACGCGGAACCTACCGAGCATCGACCCGTCGCTCACCCGGCCGATCACCGCCACCACACCCGCAACCACGGCGGATAATACGGCGATCAGCGACGAGCGGCTCGCCACGGCGTTCGCCGCCGCGTTGCAACGGCTGCCGGTGGTGACCACGTACTCGGGTCCGCGCGCCGCCGCGATCGCGTTGGCGCCGGCCATGAACGACCAGCTCGGAGTGCTGAGGGGGATGGGATACTGATGGACTACGTGCCCCGTGACACAAGCATGCTGATCGACGGGCGTCCCCTGTCGGATTGGGCATGCATCATCGGCTCCGACGGAGTGCAGGTCGCCGCCGTCGAATCCCGCACCTCCTACGTGAGCGTGCCCGGACGGCACGGGCGCATCGACCAGACGCTGCGCGACCCGATGGGCCACGCCTACGACGACGGACGCGACATCACGATCAACCTGACCATGCTCGCCTCCGCCTACGACCGGCCACGGCTCATGGCCGACCTCGGCGGACTGCACGGCCGACACGTGGCGATCGCATGGCCCAGCATGTGGCTGGGCGAATACCGTGGCACCCTGCAGGTCGGCGAATGGCAGGACGTGTTCTCCCCGGCCGGCTACGTGTACTCGTCCGGCATGCTCACCCTGCACACGGACGACGCCCTGCAGCACGGGCGCCGAACCCGCGTCACCCTCGCATGGGGAACGAACCGGTTCTCGATCGACGGCAACCGGCCCGCATGGCCGGTGATCACGCTCCAACCCGATCCCACGGCCGAGACCGTGAGCATCGCCATCGGCGGGCGGACCATCGCATACCGGTTCACCCGCGCGCAGACCAGGACCATCACGTCGGTCAGCATTCAACCGGCCGGCGAATACACGGGCAGCCTCCTCACGATCGACTGCGCGGCGGAGACATCCACGTACGGGTCGAACCCGATCCAGCCGACCCTCGACAGCGACTACCCCATGCTCTCGCCCCGACTGGTCGAGGCGACCGTGACCGGTGCCGGTGGCTGGATTGAATACGAGCCCCTCTGGCTCATGTAAACCACAAGGGAGAAACCGTGCTTTTCCATCACTACGACGGGCGGAACCGTCCCGCGTCGAATCTGACGGTGTTGTCGGCGGTACGCACGCAGGCCACGGACGGATCCGACTCGCTCGACCTGACCGTGATCGGCGACATCCAACGCAACGACATCATCCTCTACCAGGACGCCGGCACGTGGCATGAGACCATATGCGCGAGCGTGAAAAGCACTCGCGCGGAGGGCATGCCGGTCACCGTGGCCAGACTCGTCCCATCGATGCGCGAACTCGACGACAGCGTGTACCTCACGGGCTGGGACCCTGAGAACATCACCCCGCAGGCGATGCTGGAACGCATCCTGTCCGGCTCCCGCTGGCAGGCAGGCCATATCGACGAGCCAAGCCTCGCCACGAGCGCGTCGTTCGAGTTCGAGCATGCGAGCGGACTCGAGGCGCTCCAGCAGCTCACGGACACGTTCGGCTACGAGATCGACCAGCACGTCACCCTCGACCCCGGGCACACGACCGTCACCGGCCGGTACGTGGACCTGCACAGACACAGGGGAGGCGACACCGGCAAACGCTTCACCTACGGCAAGGACCTGACCGAGGTGGAGCGCGTGGTCGGCGACCATCCGGTCATCACCCGCCTGTACGCGTACGGCAAGGAGATCGACACCACGACCGGCAGCGGCGACGAGCAGACCACACGATCCAAGCTCACCATCGAATCGGTCAACAACGGCAAACCCTATCTCGACGCCGACCGGAGCGTACAGGAGGCATTCGGCGTACCCGGCCCCGACGGCACGCCCCAACCGCGCATCGGCTACGTCGAGGACACCGACATCGACGACCCGAACCAGCTGCTCGCCTACGCGCAGGCGCAGCTCGCGCAACGCACCGTCCCGCAGATCACCTACACCGCGTCGGTCGCGGTCATGGGCCTGACCGGCGTGGGCGTCGGCGACACCGTGCAGATCGTCGACACCAGCTGGCCCGAACCCCTGCGCCTGTCCGGCAGAATCCTCAAATTGAAACGCGACCTGATGGGCGGCGCGGACGACGCGGAGATCACACTCGGCAGCATCATCCCCTCCCTGAGCCGACACCAATCGCAGGTCGAAGCCGACGTGCAGAAGATATGGAACAGCAAGGGCTCGTGGGATGCGGCCGCGAACGTCGACTCCAGCTGGCTGGACGGCGTCATCAACGGCCTCAACACGCTCATGAACCAGACCGGCGGCTACACGTACCTCGTACCCAACGAGGGCATCTACGTGTACGACAAGCCCAAGGACCAGAACCCCACGCAGGTCATCCAAATCGGCGGCGGATACTACAGGGTCGCCAACAGCCGAAAATCCGACGGCACATGGGACTGGCGGACCATGGCCACCGGCAGCGGACTCGTCGCCGACCTCATCTACACCGGCACCATCAAGGGCAGGAACCTCACCATCAACCTGAGCACGGGCGAGGTGAATTTCCAGGGCGGGCGCATCAGCGACGACCAGGGCCACTACTGGGACCTCAACAGCGGCACCATGGACCTCGGCACCGGCGAGATCCGCATCGACGGCACCATGGCCGGACACAGTTTCACCACCATCATCGACGGCAGCGGATTCCGCATCACCGAAGGCGGCAGCGAGGTCGGCGGACTCATGATCGACGACCAGGGCGAACTCGCCCTGCGAGGCGTCACCCTCGGCAACAGCGACAACGACTACATCCAGAACAACAACAACTCGATCGACATGTACTCCAACGGGTCGAAACTGTTCAGCATCGAGGGATCTGCCAGCAGCTACAACGGGTGGCTCAACATGATCTGCGCCAACTACAGCCCATTCCTCTTCACCGGAGACAAAGGCGGCTACCCCAACTCGACCATCATCTACCCAGGCAACGGAGACACCGGCAGCAGCATCGTCCTCGAACCCAACGCCATCAACCTCCAACAATCCAGCGCAGGCCTCACCCTCTCCACGGACGGATGGGCCGGCGTATACGGCCTCGAACTCTCCTACGGCAGCACCAACCGCCTCGACATGAAGGACGGCAGCACCAACCTCATCCACGACAGCGACTCACGCGTCGACCTCGCCGGCAGCTACGCCGCACTCGTCTACGGCAACAACCACGTCCAGGTCACCGGCAGCGGCATCGGATTCACCCCATCCATCAGCAACGCCAGCCTCACCATGCAAAACCGACTCGACACCCAACTCACCACCCTCGCCGACAACGGCGTGGACCTCGACCAACCCGACATCGCCTACAACCAACTCCCCATCAGCGTCACCGAAATCGACATCCCCACCATCCACGACGCACTCCGCGCGCTCGCCGACGGGGACACCGCGACCGCGAAGCAGCTGCTGGACGAGTTCGAGGCGAACGCTCCGACCCTGTCCCAGAGCGATCTCGACAAGATGAACATCCCGCGGCCGGATCCGAGCCTGTCGCACACGCTCGCCTTCCGCAGCTGAGAAGAGAGAGGAGATTCTTATGGCTTTGGACGACTACCGGACCATCGTCCTGCACCTGGATTCCAGCACCCAGTACGTGCCCGACGTGACCGTCAACGGCGCCGACCTCAACGGCACCATCCTGCGCGCCGTCTACACGGACAACGGGGTCGACGACCCCGGTGAGGGGCTCGACGCGCGTCTCCTGTACAACACGGGCGACGCGACCGGCGACTTCCGCGACATGACCCGCGTCGACGGCGAGGCGACCGCCACGTTCGAGACGATCATCCCCCGACCCGCGATGAAGAGCGGCAGCACGCGCATGAGCATCCAGCTCGTCAACCAGGACCACACGCAGATCGTCTCCACCCGCACGTTCACCATGCGCGTCGAGACGCCGGTCATGCACGTCGAGGACCCCGATGCCATGACCCAGTTCGAACTGTACGTGACCGCCGCATCCGACGCGGCGAAGCAATCCGAGACCAGCGCCACCGCGGCCAAGACCAGCGAAACCAACGCGGCCGCCAGCGCCACGGCCGCGAAGGCCTCTCAGGACGCGGCCAAGGCCAGCGAGACCAACGCCAACGCCAGCGCCGCGGCCGCGGAACAGTCCAAGGCGGACGCGAAGACCAGCGAAACCAACGCAGCCGCGTCGGCATCCGCCGCGGCCGGCAGCGCGACCGCCGCCAAGACATCTCAGGACGCCGCCAAGACATCTCAGGACGCGGCGGCCACGTCGGCGACCGCGGCCGCACAATCCGCGAAGGACGCGTTCGACGCCGTCAACTCGTTCGGCCTGTTCGTCGACGACACGACCACCGGCGAGGCCGGCACGAAGGCCACGGTCACCGTCACCCGGCAGAACACCGCCTACCACCTCGGATTCACGATCCCCACCGGAGCGCCCGGACCAGCCGGACCGGCCGGCATCAGCATGCACCTGGCGAACGTCGACGTGCCCAGCGGTGGCACGGTCGGATTCGCAAACATCTTCCCGTCACCGGTTTCCACGCCCGCGAAGGACATCCACGAGGGCGCGATCATCGTCGACTCGCACGGCGACGGCTACCTCGTCCAAACCGTCGACGCCACCAAGCAGACCATCACCGTCGGCAACGCGCTGCCCAACTGGGCCCTGCGCAGCGCGATCGCCACCGCCAGCACGGCCGGCGTCGTCAAACCCGGCACCGGCCTGCAGGTCACGGACGACGGCACCCTCAACCTGCGCACCCACGGCGCGGGCAGCACGTCCGGACTCGCCCTGGCCGCAGGAGACGACGGCATGGCCCGACTGATGATCGGGACGGGCCTCGAGAAAACCGGCGACACGGTGGACACGCTGCGCTGCCATAGTGCGGACGTGACCACGCCCGCCAACGGGTGCAAGCTCGTCGTCGTCAACAACGTCGCCACCCTCTACGTGGAGCGCACGCTGCCGACCAGCGGCACGACCAGACTGTTCACCCTCGACGAGACGCTGCGCCCGAAGGTACAGCTGGAGACCGCCATGGTCATCCAGGATCTCACATACATGGATCAGGAGGGCTACGTCGGCCTGTCCGTCACAACCGCCGGCGTGGTCGCACTGTACGTGCGCGGCGGCTACATGTCACAGGACTACAACGGACGCGGCAGCCTGTCATGGGGAGTGTGAGCCGTGGACGAGATCACCACCAGCGTCGTCGCCGGACTGATCATCGCCGTGGTCGGATGGATCGCCGGCGGCCTCTGGCGTCAGCTGAAGATGGCGCGGGCCGCCCTGAAGGAGGACGTGCAGCGCAAACGCGAGCATGAGGAGCTCATGGCCTACATGCGCGGCCGACAGGCCCACGACCGGCTCGTCGACGAGGGCCTGCGCACCCTGCTCCTGTGCAACCTCGAAACCATGCAGGACCACATGGTCTACGACAACCATGGCATCGCCAGCAACGACATGAAATTCCGCGCCCAACGCATCTACGACGCATACCACTCGCTCGGCGGCAACGGGCACGGCACACAGGTCAACGCGGACATACAGGACGCGCCCATCGCGCCCAAACCGTCCACACCGGACAACCCCACCAACCCGACTCCATAGATATAGATAAGGAGACAATCATGACCAACACCACAGGCACCCCCGACCACAAGGCCGACACCATCCCCGGTCTGACCACGGAACGCATCAAATCGATCGTACTGCTCGCAGTCCAGCTCTACAGCCTTATCCAGACCGGACTCTCCCTCGCCGGCATCGCCATCCTCCCATTCACCAGCTACCAGGTCAGCACGGCGATCACCGGCGTGATCGCCCTCATCACCGGCGTCTACGCATGGTGGCGCAACAACAGCATCACCGAGGCGGGCTACGCCGGCAGCCAGCTCACCGCGAGCATCAAGAACGGCAGCATCGCCGCCGTGCAGGGCGACAGCCCCGCACCGGACGTCACGCCCGTGAATGATGATGCGAGCCTGTATGCGACGGATGCGGACGGCAGGATCGTCACCGACACGGTGACCGGCACGCCCGTCATCAACGTGGAGTGACCCCATGGGCGACATCAACACGCTCATCACCCGGATGCGCTACTGGTGCGCGTCCGCGAACCTCGGCTACGACCAGTCACAACGCTGGAACATATACCCCGGCGGCGAATGCGACTGCTCCTCGCTGGTCATCCACTGCCTCAAGGAGGCCGGATTCGACACCGGCTCCTCGAGCTACACAGGCAACATGAGCTCGCAGCTCACAGCCCGCGGATGGCGGCGCCTGCCCAACAACGGCAACCCGCAGCCGGGCGACATCCTCCTCAACGACATCCACCACGTCGCCGTCTACTTGGGTAATGGTCAGCTTGCTCAGGCGTCGATCGACGAACGCGGACGCGGATCCGGCGGCCGCTCCGGCGACCAGACCGACCACGAGACCAACATCCGCCGCTACTACAACTATCCATGGAACGCGTACCTCAGATACGCGGGACCAATCGAAGGAGCATCAATGACCAGCGCACAGGACGTCTGGAACTACGACTGGAATCACACCGCCAACGGCGGCAACACCTACAACGCCCTCATGGGAGCCGCGACCAACACGGCCCACATCTGGAACTACCTCCAGCCCCGATTCATCGGCGCGAAGGATACGCACGCACGCCTCCTCTGGATCCCCGGACAGGGCATCATCCCCATGTACGAGCCCAGGGAGATGCAGGAGATGAGCGAGGACTACCGCAACATCACCGGCCACCAGATCCCCACCGTCCTCTACCGCACCGAGCGGCAGATGCGCTACGCCATCGCGATCCTCAACAACGAGTCGGCAGAGGACCGCAGACGCCTACGTCCGTAGACCCGCATAACGTCCTACCCGATACCGCCCCGTCCTCCATCTTGGAGGCGGGGCGGTTTTCGCACTTTGCGGGAACCCATACGGCTTTGTCTTCATGGCGCGATCCCGCGTTTCGGATCCCGTGCAGTGGATATACTGTCCTCAACAATCAAAAGAGTGCACATAGAGTACACCGCAAAAGCGGATGCCTTACGACAGTAAGAGAGGCGTGAAACGGCGG